ATCATGGTATTTTTTATAGAAATGGCGTGGCTCAAAGCCTAAAAGAAAAAGGTTTATTTGACAATTATAAAAGGAAGGTACAGAATGTCGAACATCAAAGCACTCAAACTCGTAAGTGGCGAGGAATTAGTAGTAGAAATTACAAATGAAGAAGGTGATCTTGTAACATTCAAGAATCCTGTTGCTTCCGTTTTGCAAAGATCGCAACAAAATGGTGGTGCTGCTCTTGGTTTTATGCCATGGATGCACGCTGCTGATGGTCCATTTACAGTACACAAAGACAAGATCATTTGTGTTGCAAATGTTGCCGAGGAAGTGAAAAACGGGTATAATCAAATCTTCGGGGCAGGAATTGTAGTGCCTCCAAAAGATTTAATCTTGGGGTGATATGTCCGATTTTTATACCAATGTCAGCGTCTCTGGTCGATTTATTCTTCTGAGAGGCGTTGAGAATGATAAGAGGGTCAGACGGAAGGTTGAATTCCGTCCGACCTTTTTTCTTTCCAGCCAAGAGAAATCGGAATACAAAACTCTTGCTGGTGAGAATGTAAAACCCATTCAGCCTGGAACAATTCCAGAGTGTCGTGAATTTTTAGAGAGGTACGAGAGTGTCGACAATTTTCCTATTTTTGGGAATAATCGCTATGAGTATGCTTATATTGCTGATGAGTATCCTGACGATATTCTTTGGGATGTCAGTAAAATACTTATTGCCTATCTTGATATCGAAGTTGGATCCGAAAATGGATTTCCTGAACCAAGAGATGCAAATGAAGCAATCACAGCAATCAGCATCAAAGTTAAGGGTAATTATTTTGTGTTTGGTTGTGGCGATTATGTCAAGCATCGTGACGACGTGCACTATGCAAAGTGTCGAGATGAGTCAGACCTCATACGACGCTTCCTCGACCTATGGAGCCGATGGCATCCAGATGTAGTCACTGGTTGGAACGTCGAGCAATTCGATATTCCATATCTTGCAAATCGTATCACCAAGATTCTTGGTGAGGATGAAGTCAAGAAACTCTCACCCTGGAATCGTATCAGTAAACGTGAAACGACGATGATGAATCGTCCAGTGCAGTTCTATGATATTTCTGGAATTGCGATTCTTGACTACATTCAACTCTATCGAAAGTTCACTTATTCTCAGCAAGAGTCTTATCGTCTTGATAACATTGCTCACGTTGAGTTGGGTGAAAAGAAATTAGATTATTCTGAGTTCGAAACTCTACATCAACTCTACAAACATGACTATCAAAAGTTCATTGAGTATAATATCAAGGACGTTGAACTTGTTGAGAAACTCGAAGATAAGATGAAGTTGATTGAGTTGGCTTTGACTCTTGCGTATGATAACAAAGTCAATTACGACGATGTGTTCACTCAAGTGCGCATGTGGGACGCGATTGTGTACAATTATCTGCTACGCAAGAAGATTGTCATTCCGCAGATGTCGCGCAGTACAAAGAGTTCACAGTATGAAGGTGCGTATGTCAAAGATCCCATCTGTGGTATGCATGAATGGGTTGCATCGTTTGACTTGAATAGTCTATATCCGCACTTGATCATGCAGTATAACATCTCAATGGAAACTCTTGTTGAGCCTTCGAAGTATAATGACAACATGCGTGGGTTTATCAGCAACTGCAACATCAACGTTGATAATCTACTCAATCAAGAAGTTGATACGAGCATTCTAAAAGATCTTGGTGTTACGGTAACTCCGAATGGTCAGTTGTTCCGCACTCAAGAGCAGGGTGTTCTACCTGAGATTATGGATAGCATGTATAAAGATCGCACACGCTATAAGAAATTGGCTCTTGAGGCAAAGAAGAAAATCGAAACTGTTCTTGAAGATAAGAATCAAGTGAACTATCTCGAGAAACAAGTTGCGCGATATAATAACCTGCAGTTGGCAAAGAAAGTTACTCTAAACTCTGCTTACGGTGCGCTGGGTAATCAATACTTCCGCTTCTTTGATATTCGTATCGCTGAAGGCATCACGACAGCAGGTCAGTTGTCTATTCGTTGGATTGAAAAGAAGATCAACGAGTACATGAACAAACTGTTGAAAACCGAAGGCGAAGATTATGTTATCGCCTCTGATACTGATTCGATTTATCTGAACATGGGTCCACTGATCAAGAAACTTTATCCTGATACTTCTGACACCAAGAAAGTGATCAAGTTCATGAATAAGGTGTGCGATGATAAGATTCAGCCGTTCATTGATGAGTCGTATGAAGAACTGAAACAATATGTCAATGCATTCCAGCAACGCATGGAAATGAAGCGTGAGTCCTTGGCTGATAAAGCAATCTGGACTGCAAAGAAAAGATATATTCTCAACGTGCATGATAGCGAAGGTGTGGCGTATGCCAAACCCAAACTCAAGATCATGGGTCTTGAGGCTGTCAAGTCTTCAACGCCATCTGCTTGTCGTGTGAAGATTAAAGAAGCAATCAATATTGTCATGACACAGACTGAAGATGATCTTCACAAGTTCATTGAAAAGTTCCGTCATGAATTTAAAACACTTCCTGTTGAAGACATTGCATTCCCAAGATCTGTGAATGGTTTAAAAGAATATGCTGATGCTGCGAATATCTTTAAGAAGGGAACACCGATTCATGTTAAGGGTGCTTTGGTTTACAATCACTTGCTGAGAGAAATGAAACTCAACAAACGCTATCAAGAAATCCAAGAAGGCGAGAAGATTAAGTTCATCTATTTGAAGCAACCAAACATCTACAATAATAATACTCTTGCATTCTTGTCTGGTATTCCCAAGCAATTGGATGCAGAGCAATATATCGATTATGATTTGCAGTTTGAGAAATCATTTCTCGAACCACTCGACATTATTCTTTCTTCTATCAATTGGCAATCTGAAAAAGTTGAATCTCTGGATTGCTTTTTCAATTGAAATAGTTTATAATACAAATATCCCAAAACGGAGACATACCAATGAGTCTACTCGAAAAATTAAAGAAGAATACCACTATTAAAGATACTGCTATTCTTACCAAATCTAAATTCTTTGCTGCAAAGGATATGATTCAAACGACAATTCCAGTTGTCAATGTTGCTTTCTCTGGTGATCTTGACGGTGGTTTTACTCCTGGTCTCACAATGTGGGCTGGTCCGTCGAAGCACTTCAAGACTGCATTCAGTCTCTTGATGGCAAAGGCATATCAAGATAAGTATCCTGATTCTGTTGTTTTGTTCTATGACTCAGAGTTTGGTACTCCACAAAACTATTTCACTTCGTTTGGTATTGATACCGATCGCGTTGTTCATACTCCAATCACGGACGTTGAGCAATTAAAGTTTGACATTATGCAACAGTTGACTCAGATTGAGCGTGGCGAGCGTGTGATGATCGTCATTGACTCAATTGGTAACTTGGCTTCGAAGAAAGAAGTTGAGGATGCGTTGGATGGTAAGTCAGTCGCTGACATGAGCCGCGCAAAGCAAATAAAATCCCTGTTCCGTATGGTGACACCACACCTCACCCTAAAGGACATTCCTATGGTTGTAGTAAATCATACCTATAAGGAAATAGGTCTGTATCCCAAGGATATTGTCGGTGGCGGAACAGGTTCCTATTATTCTGCTGATAATATATACATTCTTGGACGACAGCAGGAAAAAGATGGACAGGATCTTATTGGCTATAATTTCATTATCAACGTCGAAAAGTCTCGCTATGTACGTGAGAAGGCTCGTATTCCTGTCACTGTTCGTTTTGATGGCGGCATTAGCAAGTACAGTGGGCTTCTTGATATGGCTCTTGAGTCTGGTCATGTCGTAAAGCCAAACGTTGGTTGGTACGCTAAAGTCAATCGCACAACTGGTGAGATTGAAAACAAGAAGTGGCGAATGGCTGATACTGAATCACCTGAGTTCTGGGATAGTATTCTTTCTGATGAATCATTCAAGGATTGGGTGCGCAACAACTATCAATTCAGTTCAGCAGTCGCTGGTAATCTATCTGATGAGTTAGAAGAGTCGGAAGATGATTGAGAATCTAATCGCTAAACTACAATTTTGGTACGTCAAACAATTCTACAAAATTGAAAAGCAATATACTTTCTTCGTGGACCTCAATGGTCCACCTGGAAGTTTTGCTGTCAAATTCTTGGGAAAATATGATGGCGTGATCGTTGAGTTCACTGATGTGAAAGTTGGCGATAATGGTTTGATGACGTTTGATTATGATGTTATCTCGAATGTAAACAATGCAAATGTAAAGAGCAAATCATTTGATCGATTTACTTCTAACGTGATGCGTAGTATACTTCTGAGTGCTATTGACAATGCGATGAAGGAAGGCAATGAAAACAGAAACACTGATCTTGTCGAATCTGATGCGGAACGAGTCTTTCATGAGGAAGACTCTACCATTCTTGAAGAAAGAGTATCTGAGCGAAAGCCACGAAAGAAAACTATTCGAGGAAATAAAAGAATTCGTTCTGAAGTACAACAGTCTGCCGCCGATGGCAGCACTGGAGATCAGCCTTAAAGAGTCCACCAAACTCACTGAAATTGAGTTAAATAAGTCACTCGAACTGCTAAAGGAAATAGCAAGTGACAAGTCAGAACAAAAACTCGAGTGGCTTCTTGACACTACAGAAAAGTTTTGTCAAGAAAAAGCAGTCTATAATGCTATCATGGACAGCATTCAGATACTCGATGGCAAAGATACAGCGAGGGGCAAAGGAAGCATTCCTACTCTTTTGTCTGATGCTCTGGGGGTTAGTTTCGATCCTCATATTGGTCACGACTTTTTGGATAATTACGCTGATCGGTATGATTTCTATCATCGCATCGAGAAAAGAATCCCCTTCGATCTTGAGTATTTCAACAAGATCACTAAAGGAGGATTGCCGCAAAAGACCCTTAACATTGCTCTTGCAGGTACTGGCGTCGGCAAGTCTCTGTTTATGTGCCATGTGGCTGCTAGTTGTCTGGTTCAGAACTACAACGTTCTTTACATTACTCTAGAAATGGCTGAAGAGAAGATCGCCGAACGTATTGATGCGAATCTTCTCAACGTCTCTCTTGATGATCTCATGAACATGCCGAAAGACATGTATGAGAAACGTATGAGTAAAATTAAGACTTCCGTCAAGGGTAAGTTGATCATTAAGGAATATCCAACTGCGTCTGCGAATCCTGCTCACTTCCGTGCATTGATTAACGATCTGGCTCTGAAAAAGAACTTCCGTCCAGATATTATTTTTGTTGACTATCTAAATATTTGTGCGTCGGCTCGAATCAAGGCAGGTGCGAATGTCAACTCATATACCTATATCAAAGCAATTGCTGAGGAACTTCGTGGCTTGGCGGTGGAGAATAATGTACCGATCGTTTCGGCTACTCAGACGACTCGATCTGGCTTTAGCAACTCGGATCCTGGACTAGAAGATACTTCAGAATCATTTGGTTTGCCAGCAACCGCTGACTTCATGTTTGCTCTTGTCAGTACTGAAGAACTGCAGCAATTAAATCAGATTCTCGTGAAGCAGTTGAAGAATCGTTATAATGATCCAAATCTCCACAAGAGATTCACGATTGGAATTGATCGAGCCAAAA